GCTTCCAATCGGCTTATATGCACCCTTGCAGAAGCGTTCTCCAACTGTCTTGCCCATTGGTCTGATATGTTCAATGTACGGCCTTTCTCGATGTAGTCCATAACATTCCACCGAAACTCTTCCAAATCATTCCCGGAAAGAAGTTTCCTTGCTTCCTGGATGCTGATTTCGTTATTATCGGCAAATCGTGCATACCACCGCTCAATATCTCTCTGAACGCTTGCAGATGCTCTTTTATACTGTTTTTCAAGTTCAGCGAAGTATTCCGCTCCCCTTTCGGATTGTGCTTCTTCCAAATCAGCGAAACGCTCTTCCCAATATTCCCTACTTCTCGCCATTTACAAACACCCAACCTCAAAAACTCTATTCTTCGTCTTCCTCTTCTTCATCATCTTCGTTGCCTACCGCTTTGTTATTACCCTGCTGTGGAAATGCCCGCTGATACTCTTCCATGGCTTCTTCGGTTTCTGCCTTAATCTGCTCCATTTCTTCGTCCACATCGTCAATGAATGGAACCTGACTAAGCAATGTCCTGTTGGAAATCTTCACACCTGCACTTGTAAGAGTACCCATAATTTCTGATTCGTTCATCAGCATATCCCTATTGAAGATTATCTTTACTTCCTCTTCAAAGAAATCGCCCTGCCCGGTTAAGGACAAGTGAACATTGATAAAGTAAATCAGTTCTTCCAAGGCTGATTGATATTCTGCTTCAAAGTCGTTTGTATCAATGTCGATTTCTTGATACATGGAAAGAATGTTCATCTGATTCGGTGTGCCGCTTTTCAGCATCTTTCCGTCAAATGAACGAGCATTTTCAATTAAGGTAACCTTAAGCAAATCCAATATTGCCTGATAGTTGCCTGCGTTTACATCCACAGCAAGAGCAGTAACACCACCCTTGGCACCATCCCCGGTTCTAACCTTAACGGCACCATATTGGCTCAAATTCTGCCTAAATTCGCCTAAGTCCTGTCCATCGTAGTTCTCAATAACAAGAATAGTGTTTCTGTTATCTTCAAGCATATTGTTGTGGAACATAGACATAAGTTCGTTGATGGCATCCTGCAAGCCTTTAACTCTGCGAATCAAGGGAATTTCATTGTCATTGTACTTGAACGCAATCAAAGGGATTCTATCCCAATTATAAGGGATGCCGTTTAATGAGATATAACTCTCATATTCCCCTGCATCTGTATCCGGTTTGAGTTTATCGGAAGAACGAATATAGCGATATACTCCATCCGGCTTGTAAATCTCTACCTTTTCAACAGTTTTCTTCTCTTTACCCTTGTATTCGATGACTTCATACAGCCTTACCGCATAATCAAGTTCCTCGTGTTCTGAATCCTTCCAAAACGGCAATATCTCGTATGCCGGGAATACTTTGAACTTCAATTCCCCTTTTTCGTTGTAGTAAGGGAATACCCAAGCAATAGCACCCTTCATGGACTTCTTGGCCATATTTTTAAGCCGCTTCATCATCTTTTTATCGAAGATACCACGCAGCAATTCATTATACTGCTCATTATCCCCTTCAAAAGAGATAGGCTTACCCAGGAAGTAATTTGCCTTTTTATCAATGGCGATTGCATATTGGTTGTCGATGTCTTTTCTGTTCGGAAGGTTCTTTACCTCTACCAACTCCCCATCCTTGCCAATAGCAAGCCGTTTCTTATAAAGGATGTCGTGATAGCCGTCATAATACAAAAAGCCGTTCATGGCTTCTCTACGCTCCGGCGATGCCATCCAATTCGATATTTCCATTTCCAAATAAGACAAATCGTTCATGCCATCTGTTGCCTTTTTGGTTGCAAATCTATTCAGTTTTCTTGCAGCTGATACAGCCAAATCGAAAAGTGCCACTCGTGTTCCACCTACCTTAATATATTGTTTTGATTGCAGGAGTGGGATTCGAACCCACGATTTCTAGGCTATGAACCTAGCGAGATTCCCGGACTTCTCTACCCTGCTAAAATTCGGAAGGGAGCATGGATGGAATGCTCCCTTCCTATAAAATCTATCCAAGAGGCGGATTCATCCAATCCCTACTCCGCTTTCTCTCGGAATGTTTTAACAAATTTTATGTAAGAGCGTGTGTGCCTAAATTCACATTATTATTGTGGCGGCACACATGGTACGCTCTTTTAATCAATCGTTTGATTTACTTTTTCATATCGTCCACCTCTCGGCTCAAATATCACGCTACTATGCTTTCTTGTTAAACTAATCGAAACTGTATGTTGAACCCATAAGCAGGTCGGCCACACCGTATCTAAGCGAATCCATACCGTGTGAGAACTCATGCTCCGGTGTATCTGTCGGCTTATCAAACTTATCTTTCTTCCAACAGTAGTTATTTATCTCTTTCCAAAACTCCATGCACCGTGGATGCACGATAATTTTGTAGTTTTGTATCTGCTGAATACCATGATTTACACTGTCACGGCCTTTTCTTGACGGCTCTGCCCTAAGACCATAATCGCATAACTCTCTGATTGATTTTGGCTCTGCACTATCGCACACGATTCTCTGTCCCCCATATCCCATGGCCTTTATCTGTTCCGCTATCTTCTGATTGGTGGTGCCTGTCTGATACCATTCATCAAAGATGTATATTATCTTTGCATTGTTATCCACCATGGAACATATAAAAGCGTTTGGATCAGTAAAACCAAAGTCCAAAGAAAAAGCCGATTTGATACCGGGAGTTTGTCTTACCTGCTCCACATCAAAATCGACCATTTCAAAATTGGTGTATATCAATCCTTCTGCAATTCCCCATTCGCCGTCACCTTCAATACGGAACCGCCTTGGATTGTTCTTTTTCATTTCTTCAAACAACCGCCTGTCTGCATCGTCTAACCATTCATTGCATCTGTATGTGGTTGTTTTCGTGAATACCAAATCACTTTGTTTATCAAAAAATCTCGCCTTAAGCCATGTCTGTTCTGACCAAGGGTTGAAAGTAAATCGAATCTGTTTCCAAAGTCCTTCCGGAACCTCACCACGGATGGACATATCCAATTTGTTGAAATCGTCCTCTGATGTAATCTCATAGGCTTCTTCCACCCATACCCAACAAAGAACACCCTGCGGAACGGAAATGGATGTTACTTTCAATCCGTCATCCATACCACGGAATAATATCTTCTGCCCGGTAGGTTTATATGTGGCTTCCATCGGCGATACCGTGAAATCCCACAAATGAGATACACCCAACTTGGCAGCCGCCCACTGCAAATCGCTAAAACAACTATTTCGCAGCGTATTGGCAAATCGTCTTACGCATAAGGCATTGGCCGATGCGTACTTCATAATGTTATAAATCAGCCACAAGGCCGTTGTTTTGGATTTCTTGGAACCACGGCTACCCTTACAGGCACAATATCTATGCTTTGAGTTCCAATAGTCCTTATAGCCTTTACCGATTAACTCCGGAAGGTATATTTTTTTTGCTTCCTTAAACTTCATAGGCTATACACCGCCTATTCTTCCAATTCGTCTTCGCCGCTGAACATAACTGGAATATTGATATCGGCTGATACCTTATCTGTATATAGGCCATATCTCTTACCAAGCAACTCGGCAGCCTTTAATCTGTCTTTTTCGCTTGGCTCTTTTAATACTGTCCTTGCTTCACTGCATCCATCTCCGGTTCCTTCAACAACTAATTCTGTTGATTGGCTTTCGCCCCTTAATACCGATGTGAGATATTTAAGCACTTCATCCTGGCTTGCAATCAAATCTTTCTCTTTTTCTGCCATTCGCTTTTCGATAAATTCTTTGATTGTAGTATTTTGTAGTAACTTATTTGCATTTGTATGAGCATATTTTTCTGAATAACCTGCCCTTACAGCTGCTTGTGTTGCATTCAGGTCAATCAAATACTCGTCAACGAATCTTTGCTGCCTAGCATTTAACTTTATATTCTTTTTATTCGCCATCCTGCAACACTCCTTTCCTGCTTTTATAATGTCACTTCTTCAAAATAGCAAACCTCTTTTTCAAATTCAGCATAAAGGGATTGAATAACCGCTGCACTTCCAACTTCATTCGGTTCCCCTTTTGTGCTGATAACTTTTCTGTCTATAAGTTTCCAACCTTCTGACAATGCTATATTTACTTTTCTATCAAAGGCTTTGTATTCCTCAATCGGCTGAATTATGGTTTTAATCTTCTTCATAGGCATCCACCATCGCCAATGTATTTAAAGCCTTGTATAGCACGAAAATGACCGCCAAAGCCACTCCCCATATGTTCGTTACCCTTTTTTCTTGCAGACTTTACATGGGATTTATAACTTCTTGTTTTGTTATCCCCATATAACCGAGCCGATACCTGCACCCACTTTTTAGATCTTCGCAATGCCGAACATAACTGCGGATGCGATGTATGAAAATATGTCGGAAACTTTTTGTTTTTCCGTCCATTTCCGTCCAGGTGGTATTGTGCTATGGCATCCAGGAACCTTGTTCCTACTCCTGCACCTTGCCATTCAGGCATTGTTACAAGCCTTGTTGCTCTGTATCCTTTAAGGTGGAACCATGGACTTACTGCAAGATGGCAGGCAAGTTCTCCATTTACTGTACCAATGAAATACTCTGCGGCAATCGGCATTGGAAGGTCTAAATAGTAATGTGGCTTATAATGTCGCCAATAACTTCCGTTGACCTTCCTAATCTCCAACTCAATGGATGGCCGTTGCCTAAGATTCCCCCTAAGGAAACTTTTATCTTTTGTATCAATAATCCAATCCGGCTGAACCCAATCAAGGATATCGTAATGTGGTGTAAGAAGAACCACTTTTCCGGTTGGATTTTCTCTTCTCCATGCTTTTTGGAACGCTTGTGCTCCTATCTTTGCAATCTGTCTGTCAATAACCGATGTAAATTCATCAACTACTACTTCATCCGGCTTATCGCAAATCAGCCTTGCAAGTCCTGCCCTAAACTGTTCCCCATTTGATAATACGCAAAAAGGACGGAGCCACGCAGGTACATCCCCAAGTCCAACCGATGCAAGCAACCCGGTAACGGTATTGAAATCGCCATCCGGTGCTATGTCATCAATAATAGGCTTATTATCGCTCCACCCTTTTGATAGATTTACAATCTTATTATCTCCGAATATCTGTTTTCCAATGGATGTTTTCCCTGAACCGGAAGCACCGACTACAACACCGATATTCCAATCTCCGGACAAATCCACATTTTCAATTTCCAAATCAAAATTACAACCGTTCTCTGCATTGAATAGGCTTTTAACCCTTGCAGCACGATATGAATTAAAGTCGCTTACTCTGTTATGGACTTCAATCTTTCTCATACTGCCACCACTTTCAATTGGTATCCTTCAGCATTTAAACGATTGTATATGTTTTCCTGCTCTTTTTCATCCTTACAAATAACCACTACTGCATATTGCTGCTTATAAGAAAAACCGCTCACAATATCGCCCCTTCTTTTATATTATTGCCGCCAAGGATGGGAGAAACAAAACACGGAAAGAGCATCCTTGACGGCATGAAAAAAGGCACCGCCCAAAATAGCAGTGCCTTTAATCATTTTTACGGGAGATGCCAACTGATAACTTTGCTTATTATAATTATAAAACACCGTTTTTGGCACTTCAATCACATTTCTTCGCAAATGTTTGCAATTATTCACAATTATTCATATTCTTTCACTAGTCTTTCAAACGCACTACCGCCGGAGCATCCTGTTAGCATTATGAACCACTCCGAATAGAAAAACCGCTTGATTTTTTCCACTTCAACTTCTGCCAACATCACTTGTGCTTCGTGTGATTTCCTCTGCCACATATTTGCATCTTCCGGCAATTCCTTTTTGATAACCGTCATTGATTTCCTGAAATCATCTACTGCCTGCATAACAATCGCATTGGCTAATTCTCTATAATTTTCATTCATTTCTGCTCCTTTCCAGGATTTCCCCAAGGCACTTCAATGCCTGTCTGTGATGCGTAGATGCCCATGAATATGATTTCCCCACGCTGACCGCTATTGCCTTTAATGACAGGCTTTGAATATAATACTTGTGCAGCACATCATACAAATCTCCCGGTAACTGCTCGATTGTATTTATGATTTCACGCTTTTTCTGTTCTAACCCGGCAATTTCCCTTTCAAGATCCGTGTATCTATGTACCGCATCAGCCATCTTCTGCTTGCTTCCGGATGATTGAACTCTATCCCCATCGGATTGCCCTGTGGTTCCCTGTGCCTTGTCACGCTCTTTCCTCACTTCTTCGGCCTTGTTCTGAATCATCTTGTTGAACTTGTCCCATTGCAGCATATATTCTTGTGCATCCATGTTCATTCCCTCACTTTCTCGCTAAAAAAGTATTCATCATTGCTTGTTTCCATTGTGGTTCTTCTGCTTTGTATGGTTGAATAGATTGCCATGCTACAATCACATACTGTCCAGGGAAAGAATGTGTGTCGGCAGAAGATTGCAAAAACCAAAAACCATTATGACAAGAACCTACAAAGCACACATCACCGCCCCTTGCTGTGCTTTTTGCCCAACATAAAACACTTTCATTTGTTTCCGGCAATCTCTCGCTGCATGGTATCCAACCGCCCTTGTGTTCCTCGGCAAGTTGGTTGACGATTGAGATTGCATCAGTTTCTTTGATTACGCTGTCACTTCCATATCCTTCATTGAAATACCGAAATGACTTTTTCTCCAATCTTTCAATCAACTTATCTATAAATTCTTTCATGTTACACCTCACTTTCTTGTGGCATATTGAACACCACCGCTTGTTCATCAATAAATGCTATATTCCTGCAAGCGTCACATATCTTATCCAACACTTTAATTGCTTTTTCTTCGGTAGAATATTCACCCATATTCAAACCATTTACATACACAGTTCGGCATCCGTCATCAACAAATGC